TCCTGCCTTCAAGAGTCCAGCCCCAAGCCGTATCGACACTGATGAGCCGGACGCAATCGGCTGGCAACGTGTACTGCCGGCTGTAGCCCCAGAGTGGCGGCGCGATGTCGCGCTCGAGGCTTGCCCGTGCCCGGGCGAACTTCCAGACTATCGCACGCAACAGCGCATCTCGGACGTCGGCGAAGCGTTCCTTCAGGAGCCGTGCGGCCTTGGTTTTGTCGTCGAGCGACGCGAGCTCACGCTCACCCAGAATGCGTAGCGCGGCATTGGCGATGCTCGTGTTCGATGGGCTGAATGGGGACGGAACTGTTACATCTGGGACGTCGGCATACAGGGTCGCACGCTGCTTCCCGACAAGTGGCGTTGACGCCCACCGGATCGCTTGGTTCTGTGTCCACGCAAACTCTGAAATCAGCGCGTCCACGATCAACCCGTTGAACGCTTCGGACTTCAGCGACAAGGGCCGGCTACCTGCTAGGACAGATACGGAATCGGTTGCAAACGCAGGGACTACCCACGGAACGAATTGGCTCTTGCCTTCGAAGTACAGAGTGACGCCTACTCCATTCGACCACGTCACAACTACCGGCTTCGGTGTATTGAAGTCTGCCTGCGTTGCTGTTATTTGGTCGAATACTGCAATAAAACCAAACGACTCAGGCAACTCCAAGTGGAAGAAACTCGTTGCCTCGTCGTAGATAAGCCTAAGCACTGATGAAAGGACGGCGTTGTTCACAGACAACACATGATGCACGCGCGCCGTACTCTTCGGTACAGGCTGCAGCACCATCGCCAATGTGAACGCATCCCAAGTGCTAGTCAGTAGTGGCGCGGAGGTTGTAAGTATATAAAGTACATTCGCAGCAGGTGTTGCCGCTGTGTTTCCGTTTTTTACACGTATGCCCCAGCCGTTACGAGTGAGTTCCGTAGTTGGCGCAGGGAATAACGTCGTGTGGCCGCCGTTGAATGCCAGCCCTGTATTCCGATGGCCGTGCTGTGGCTCCATGCGCATGTTCGTTTGCTGAAACCCGTCTGCCACAACGACTTCGTTTTCAGTAGGTCCGATGCGGTTGTCCATCTGCCATCGGATGCCGCGGTTAGGGCTCGAGACTTCGTTAGGCTTCGGCCCCATGTAGCCACGCGGAGACGAGATCGGAGTGCTGGTACGCACGGGCTACGCCTTCAGCCCGCCATCGAGCCTCGTCCTGAATGTGGCGACGTGTGTGTCAGTCGGTACGCCCGTTGTGACACCGATGGCTAACGCAAACGAGTAGACACCAGACACAGTGAAGCCAGCAGACACTTGGTTTATGGGGATGATGAACTCGTTTAGAGGCATCGTGTTTTCGGTAACGAGATCAATCGAATCCCACACCTGAACCACTGTAGGGTCAGTGACTCCGGCATCGGTACGCTCGACTGTGATGTGCGCGATCTCTTTGGTCTTCAGCGCACGATAAGCAGTCTTGGCTCCAGACTGCGTGATTCCGACGTCTGTTATCAGGTCGGACCAACCCACTACCAGCTACCTTCCTCACGCGCATCGAGGAACGAGCTCGACTCGATGTGACGCCGGCTCGGCTCCTGCCCATCGACGGCCTTGGCCGGGGATAGACGCTGACGGTAGAGACGCTCCATTTCTTCGGCCTTCTCGACGGAGCCTGTGATCGTCTCGGCTGTGTCGCGGGCGATCAAGGTCGAAAGTACCTGGCGGAATAGGACGTCCATCTCGGTAGGATCCGTGATGTCCCGCGTGTACTCGATCTCGAGCGGGGCGGCGATGTTCGTCACGACTTCGCGGCCTTCGATCCGCCAGCCGATGTCCTCTACGTCGTTCACGTTGAGGATACGGAGGCAATCGGAAGGCAGCGGGTAGGAATAGTCGAAGCCCCAAACGGGAGGCGTGAGGCTTGCCGCTAGAGAGGCACGCGCGGTGGCGAAGTTCCAACTGTGGTTGCGGAGGAGTTCTTCCCGTTTGTCCGGGTAAACCTCGTTCATGATGCGGCCGACTTTGGTCTGATCGTCGAGCGAGTTGATGGCCCGCTCGCCAAGCAACGTCAGTGCAGCATTGCAGATGCTCGTCTCACTGGCAGACATATCTCACCCACTCGACGGTCAAGGTACCGACCACAGCCTGAGAACTGCAGCCGGTACCCAACAGACCACAGTCCGCTACGCAGAGGTGCCCGGGACGTAGATGCATTCGAGGACGTACTCGGTGACGACGATACCGGTCTCGGCTTTGATGGTCATCGTCATGTCCCACGTCTCGTTGGGATCTACGGTGTACGTCGCGGCACCGATATCGGCCAACTCCCACAGTCGCTTCCCGCGATCTTCGAGTGTGCTGTCTCCCAACGTGAAGAGATCGAGTCGCGAGACCGTTGCCGTGATGTCGGAGCCTGGTGCCGTGCCAAATGCACACCAGAGCGCGATGTCGATCACCGCTCCACCATCCGTTGCGTGAATGCCGATGTCCGCGGTTGCAGACGTACTGGCATCGGCAGTGTGCGACAGGAGCATCTCGAGCGGCCGATCGCCCGACTTCAGTTGGAAGAATCGAAGAACGTCGGCGGCAGCCGTTGCCAACGTGGTTGTCACCGTTGCGCGTTTGTAGCGGAGCTTGCCGTGATTGAGGCCCGCAGCGATGAGCACTCGGGGGTCTTCTTGAGTTGCTGAAGAAATCGTGGAGTTGTAGTGATCGGAATAAAGGTCTGCCATTGGTTTTGGCCTTTCAGACTTGCGCAGTAGGTGGGCATCCTGACCGGAACCCCGGCTAACAGAACGCCCACCCGACAGTCACGCCGAAGCGGTTACGACTCGGTAGCGATGATCCTCACGACACCCTTCTCGTCCATGCGGGTCGCACCAGCGTCGATCTCGTAGCGAACCTGAATCGAGTGCCGCTTCTCGGGCAGAACGTCCATGAACCCAGTCGGATTCTGACTCATCGCACACTTCATCGAGTCCTTGACCCAAATCGGAACGCTCCGAGACGTGCCCGACAGCGGGGCGCGCTGCGACTTCACGAACTCGAGTCCGAGCCAGGTATTGATCTGGCCGTTCACGAGTGCCCTCACGACGTTGAAGTCTGTATTCGTGACGCTCGAGGCAGAGAGCAACTTCGCCCGCTGATCCGCCGAGCACGCGATATACCACGGCTGCTCGTCGTCGTTCTCTGCAGCCTCGAGCAACTCCCGCGCATCAATGAGTTCAGCATCCCTGAAATTGCCACCGTTGGAAGCATCGAAGGCCGTGTCGAACACCACCGGAGTGCCGCCGTCGACACCCGTGTTCGCCGTCGCGAAGAAGGCTCCCATGATGATGTCGTCGGTCTTTCGGTTGGCTGCGGCAGCGAAGTTCTTCGTGTAGTCGTTGATCGGGTCGTTCAGGATGCGGCGCTTGTCCTGGCGGTCGACGAGATCGGCCACTTCGAACGGCTTCAGCGTCACCATGCGCCGACGATGGGGCGTGTCGGTGTACTCGGTGTCGCCATGACGGTTCGTGATCTCCGTCATGAAGGTCGCGTCGATCTGGTCGTAGAAGGCACGGTCGCCCGTGACTTCGTGGTCCATGCTGACCTTGTCCATGATGCGGGACGGCTTCTGCTGCTGGAGCATGCGGATGCCGGCGGAATACTGCTTGACGTAGGCTTCTGCGATTTCTTGAGACACAGGGGTCTCCTTCGCCTAAAGGTCTGCACAACGCAGACACTCATTAAACGAAGTGACTCCCCGGAAGCCGGACCACCTCTTCAGCTCTATCGCGGCTGCTACGGAGGGACACACCCTCGTGCCGATCGGACTCACGCTCGAGCTACCCGATGCGCGTGAGACTTACACAAAGCGAAGGCCCCTGCAAATCACAGTTCGCAGGGGCCTTCCGGGAGGTACTCGTGCAGCCAGATCAAAAAAGTCCGGCGCCTATTCAGGGTACGCCATCGCAGCCAGCCGTGCCCACTGCCGGGAGGTGGCCTTGTACTCGACGGTGTGCTTGTCGCCCGACAGGACCTTCGCCACGTTCGGGTCGCTTGCCATCCGCTCGAATTCCTCCTTGGCCGCCTCCGCGGTCATCAAACCGCCGGCCTGGCTCGTCTCCCCGGTCACCAGCTTATCCTCGAGGCCCGCTTCGCCGAGCTTCGCAAATGCCTGCACGACTGCAGGTATCGCGCCAAAACGGCCGAAGCCGGGGATCTCGACGTCCCCGATCGAAGCCGCTGCATCGCCAAACGCATACACCCACGCCCGCTCGGCCTGCTCCATCTTCGAGTCGTAGGCGACCCCCCATTCGGAACGGAGGTCCTTTTCAGCCTGGGCGCGCATGTCCTGCGCAGATTCGATCGACTTCTGGTATTCCGCACCCTGGTCGTTGGCGAGTTCCATCAACGCGCCCTTCATCTGGTCGTTGGTCAGGCCAAGGCCGTGCATCTTCTCGACCAGCCGGCCTTGCTGATCGGTGT